CAGGGTCAGCGGACGTTACTACTGCCGTTGCTCTGGAAACGACTGGGGCTAAGGATGCTGCCGCTTGTTTGGCAGCCTCAGACAGCTCATTTGCCGGTTTGGCGACGGTCACTGGGGGCGTTTGCTTCCCAGTAGCCTTCCGCCACTCGTCAGTGAGCCACTTGACATCACTGACCTCTCCGGTCTGCATAACACTCTTGTAAGTGTCGCGCAAGCGGGGTTGGATGTTTGGGTCACTGGCAACCCACTGTGTCACCGGATCGTAGATCTGGTCGTAATCGGGGACCGCACGGTGCAGCGAGTCGAGATGATAATTGCTCGCGACTGTCCCCACGACTTCTTGCGTCGGGGCTATCGCCTGGTTGACCTGGTTCAACAGGTAGGCGTTATTCTGCACGGTCGTGCCGCGCATGAGCAGCTGCATCGCCTTGACGAGATCGGGGTAACTCTTCTCGGCTTCCTGGAGTTCAGCGATCTCCTGGTCAGTGTAGAGGCGAGGAGCTGGCTGCGGCTGGCTGGTGGGTGCATGCGGTGGTGCGCGACGGTCTAGGACGTCGGCGAGACGCTCGAGAATGGCCGCGTCATCGGATCGAGGTGCGGGCGTGGTAGCGGCTGGAGCCGCAACGGGCTCGGTGACCACTGACTCAACGGCCACGGGTCCGGGGTCGGCGCCGGCGGGGGCGGCATCGGGAACGGCAGGGGCAGCTGGATCGGCGGCTGGTTCATCAGAGGCTCCGAAATTGGCTGGGATGGACTTCTTCTCAGTCGCAAGCGAGCTAAGATTATCGAAGAATTTGCCGAAGTCGTCTTCGGCTGTAGGTTCGTCGCTCACGTGTAATTCTCCTTTGATGGCAACGGGTCAGTGGTGAGGTCTTTGATCAGATCGGCCAAGGCTACCGCTTCCCCCTGTAAGGGCGCGAAGGTACTCGGACTGGCCCTGAAAAGACGCTCCTTGGCGTCCTCAAACTTGAGGCTGAGGAGCTGCAGGAGGGCCAAAACCGCCGGGTTGCGGTGGCGCTCCTTGGCTATCAGGGCCGCCAATTCCTGGCGCACTTGGCGCGGGTTCAGTGGCACCGTCGATTGCGGGTCCTGGAAGTTGGGGTTGCTGGCCTGCGCCATGGATCATTGCTCCTCTTTCAAGCATGTCGATAAATGCGGAGATAGTAGCCGCGTCAGCTGCCGAGATGTTCTTCTGCCCAGCAGCCATGTTCTTGTAGCCATCAGTGAGCAACTTGCGCAGCTGAGCCTGCTGCATCTGATCCTGTTGATCCTCTTGCTTCTCCTGATCCTGATCCTGCGCGGCTTGGCGGCGAGCCGCTTCGCTATCGCTGACCATGATGTCATCCATATCGCGAGCCTTAAGGCGGGCGTTAAGAAGTTTCTTGTGGTCGACGTAAATCTTATCTTCCGGGGTCAGTGTCTGCGCCAACTGATCGGCCTGCTCGCCCCTGAGTTCTTTGGAAATCAGGCTCGTTGCGCCGCGGGCGATCACGTTGTAGTCGCCGTTGTGGTCGTTGTTGGGGTTGAAGACCTTGTTGAAGGCTACTATGCTCGTGAGCACTGACTGGGTGAAGCTGTCGAAGCCGCGGACCATGTCTTTGAATGGCAGCGCGGCGTTGCCGCGGAGCATGCTCGCGCCGGACGCGGTACGCATCGGCTCGCTCGGCAACTCTGACGGGTCCGCACCGTTTGCAGCATTGACGAAAGTCTCGGTGTCGGCGAACCTCAGACCGAGCTGGATGATCTCCATCAGCTCCTTCATGTGGCTGTCGATCTGCACGTTGCGCACGGCGGGCCACTGAGCCGTCACGTCGCTGTCGTCGCGGTACCACATGCGGTAGGACCGCAGGCTCGTCAGATCCTGGTCTGCTCGCAGGAGCGCAGTATTAAGCTCCAGGTTGGGTCCGCAGGTCACCGACGCGTTGTCGAGCAGCATGCGCGTCGCTGCAGACACCATCATTTGGCTGTCACGGATGGCGTTGGGCAAGCCGAAGCCGATCGGCGAAGTATCGTCCTTGTCGTACAAGAACGGATGCAGTGTCCGCACGTCGACTTTGAGTGTCACCCACTCGTTGATCTTGCAGCAGATGATAAAATCGCCGATGAACCAGACTTCAGCGTCTAACTGCTCGTTCACCTTGTCTTCATCTACGTCGCAGCCGCATAACTCTAGCATCCTGCCGTCGATCTTGCCGACCCAAACCTTGGCCTCATACTTCTGGTTGTCTGGCTTCTGATCATTGACGTTGGAGCGCACGCCCATGACGCGCAGCTCCCACTCGTACTCGAGCGGCTGATAGTTGCCGGTGGGGTGCATATCGAGGTAGGCGTCGATTTGGTCCGCGAAAAAGTCCGGTCGTTTCTTGAGCTTGATGAGCTCGGATTTGCTCATGACTTTACGGAGGAAATAGCCGTCCATCGACGCGAATGTTTTGGCCGTCAAGTCCGGGTAAAAGTCCCACACCCGAACGAACTCATACATCGGCTTGTAAGAAGTCTTGGCCTTCGGCATTGGGACATCTTGTCCCTCCTCCATGGACCACTCGACCGTCTTGTGCTGGACCGCGAACGGGCCCCGAAGCAGCCCCATCCCGTACTGAACGCCGCTCTGAATCACCTCACGGTTCAGGGCGATGTAATCGTAATGTTGGTCCCCGCCGAGTTCTTCGAGCTGATCATCGATCACGACACTGAGTTTCTCAGCTCGGTCGCAGAGCATCTCGTGGACCGCGGTCATGGCGTAATCGGCATCGACTGGTTGAGGCTGGATGCCGGCTTCCTGATCCCGACTCTGCTGCTCGGCGATCGCCTGCTTGACGTCGTCCATCGAGATGTCGGTAGGTGGGCCTGGCCTCAATTCCCAGTTTCGCTCGTTGCCAGGAAACATCAGGTTCATCATATGACTGACGACGGTGATGCATTTGACGCGGGTAATTTTGGGGTAGGCCTTCGACCGGTTAGGGTTCATCGCCTGCTCGATCTCAGGGTCATAGATCCCGAGATATTGGCGCTGGTTGCGCAGCCACCGCAGTTCGGCGATGCGGCGCTCCATGCGGTACTGGTCGAACAGCGCCTTGAGGCGGTGCGCCAGCATCGTCAGGTTTTCGCCGCGGATCACTTTGATAGGCGCGTCTCCGCTACCCTTCGGGACAGTGACGTCGGGCGGACGGTTCTCGACTTCGGCCGGGAGGTTATCGGTCATTTGGGCTTAGGCATGCCTTTGCCGAGGATCTTGTTCGCCTTGGCGTCAACCTTGGCCTTCACCGAAGGGCTGGCGAATTGAGACGCGCGCGCCTTCGCGTTGGCTGCGTGAGCACGATCAGGCATCGGGTAGCTACGGTCCGGACCGCCGAAGTCAGAGGCTGGGAGCGCCTTACGGGCTTTGGTCGTCAAATCGGCCATGTCAGTGTCCTATGGAGAACGTCAGGGATTACCACGACATGGCTGCACTGACAAGACTAGGTCATGTGGTACTCGTTCCCATAAGACCGGGGAGGGGTGAAACTGCCCGAGCGGCCCCCCTCCTGAAGCACGACGCCCTTGTGGAAGAACCGCAGGCCGTACCCGCCAGCATCGCCAACGTGGGTCCACGGGTTGTCTTCTGGTTCTGCGCCCTTAATCTGATCCTTCTTGACATCGACCCCAAAGCGCCAGCCGCCCTTGAGTGCGCGGATCAGGTTAGGGCAGTGGGCTCCGTCAATCTGAAGTTTTGGACCCCCCTCGACCATGTTCGTCATGTAATAGTCGTAGGCATTGACCCGGAGAGGCATCCGGTTGTTCGTCTCAGTCCATGTCCCCCGCGGGTAAAACCGCTCGAAGGTCATCCGGATGCGGCTCTCGTCGTTTGAACTTCGGGTCATCGACGCGGGGTCGAGCGAGAACATCAGTCGCGCGCCTGGGAAACGTTCAGCGACGTATGGCTGCACGCGTTCCTTAATCAAACGCTCTGCACCCATCCCGCGCTGAACGAGTTCCCCGAGGATGTTGACGCGGCCATTCCAGGCTTGCTGCATGAAGACGAAGGCGGAGCCGCCTAGACCAGGGTCGGTGCCGACGACGAGAGTCTTCCGGCGATCGAAGGGCAGCGTAGTCAAGGAGACGTGCTTGTCAGCGTAGAACGTGCTGATAACCGGCGTGCCGGCGGCTGAGAAGCCCCATTCAGCGTCGATATACTGCTTGATCCAGCCTGTCGATTTGCCCTTGGCAAGGTTCGTGTAATATGCGCGCTTGCCTGGTAGGTTCTCCAGGTTTTCAGCGTCTGGTGCGAAGCCTGATGGCTGCAAGAAATACCACGAATTGTTGAGATGCAGGACGTTACCGTCTTCGTCGGTCTGAGTCTCATCATCGCTGGGTATCCCTGCAATCCGTTGATACGCAGCCTGTGCTGCTGGATCAGTGGGGAACCTCACAGGAACGCAGCCGTCCCATCTTCCGGTCTCTTGGTTTATCCCACCGTGAACATAATCATGCCACCAAATATCCTCAGTGCCTGGGTTGGACTGCCCCCACATGCCCCAATTGGTCGGCTTGATGCCGCCGGGGATCTTGTACCGGCCCAGGCGGCCGGACAGGCCTTCGATGATGGGCCGGTTGATCTCTCTGAACTCGTCGATGATGGCGAAGGTGACTTCCAAACCCAGCACGCGCTGAACGTCAGACGGCGTGTCGAGGGGCCGAAAGAGGACCTCGCAGATAACGTCACTGAACCGCAGGGTGAACCGCTTCTCTGAGGCATGCCACTCACCGTGGACGCCGTCCTGAAACCAGTAGTTCCAAGAGACGAGCGTCGAGTCGGTGAGCTGTGGGTTGGTGTTACGGACGACGACGCAGCGGGAGTAGCGGAAGCCGTCTGGGCTGGGTTCCTGCTGGGCCGCGAGGTAACATAGCTTGAAGAAAGCCGCGGTGGTCTTGGCTGAGCCGAACGGGCCCACGATCCAGTCGTAGAAGAGTTCGCCCTTGAGATGGCGCTTCATGAACGCCTTGGCGATCGGCGGCGGCTTGTACTGGATGATCGAGCTAGACATCACCGCCATTGGATCAGCAGAGGCCACGCGAGCCGATCGCCTTGGATAGTCCAGACGAATATCTCGACGGTCGGGTTGATCAGGTCGAGCCCGATGAGGCTCTTCCTGGTCGGCACTGCTCCGAGGAACCGCGCGATGTCGTTAGACATGCGTAGAAAGGGGATCATGGCCGCCAACGGGACACCGCCCAAGCGACCAAGATCGACCCGGCGCCAACCAGAAGCAGGCTGGCGCCTGCCACGATCATTACGGCGACGCCGGGGTCCATCAGGGGATCTTCCTAGTAATAGCGACGAAGACCAGTAGGTAGACTCCGGCGCCGAAGAGAGCAGCAGCGGACACGAGATCCATCAGCGGACCTCGACGCCCCAACCGTTCAGGAAGTCGAGTAGCGACCACTGAGCCTTGGGGGCAGGCGCGGCCGGCACGGCGACGGGCGCGACCGGAGCGGGCTTCTCGATGTCGAGATGCATCGCACGAACGACAGTGCCCTCACCAGATAGGCTGTCCTGCTCCTTAGGAGCCTCCACGGCGGGCAGACCAGCCTTGGCGCGGGCCTCGTTGACCTTGTCGAGCTTGCCCTTCTCACAGGTCTCTTTGTCAGCCGCCTTGTCGTTCCACACGCTCTCGTAGCAGTGCTCCGACAGGAACGCGCGGATGGTCTCGGCCGGGATGGCGAAGCCAAGCCCGGTGGCCCCGTTGTAGCTCGCGCCAGGAACCCCGATCAGTTCGAGGTCAGTGTTGTATAACGCGCCGCCCGAATTGCCGGGGTTCACGCCGGCGTCGATGCCATAGTAGTCAACATCCACGGTGCCGCCGGCGGGGTCATCCCACTTGAGCTTCCGGGTGGTCGACGAGACGACGCCCTCGTTCAGGTTGGCGTCAAGTAAGTGCGGATTGCCGACCACGAAAATATGGTCTCCGCGGGTGACCTTCCTGGTGTCCGGGAGAACGTGCGAGGCCAGTATCTGTGGGATGCTGTCAGCCTTGATCTTCAAGAGCGCCAGATCGTACTTCTCGCTGTGGAAAAGGATCTTGGCCTGGACCGTAGACGACCCGACTTCATCAAAGCCCTTGTAGGACTTCTGCTCCAGATCCATGTCTTTGTAGACCTCGCGGGTCTTCTTCGAGATCGAGCCGTCCTTGTCGGTCTCTTCCTTCTCGACCTTGTCCACATAGCCCTGGAGGCAATGGTTGTTGGTGAGGACCAACTTGTATTTCAGGCTGATCATCC